GGGGACTTAATGATTATGGTCAGCTTGGTTTGGGCAACAGAACAAATTATTCATCTCCAAAGCAAGTAGGCTCACTCAATTCTTGGATCAATATTGCGGCTGGTACTTACGCCACTATAGCTATCAAAACTTCATGAACAAAACACTACACTTCCTCTCTGGCATTCCTCGTTCTGGCTCAACAGTCCTTGCGGCTATCTTGAATCAAAACCCGATGACTCATGTATCTACCACATCTGGGCTTGTCCACGCTCTTGATGGCTTGGCTAACACATGGCACTCAGCAGGTCTGTTGAACGACAACGACCCTACCCGAGAGAAACTTGCACAAACAATGCGTGGGTGCATTGATGCGTTCTACGACGATACTGATAAGCCTGTCATCATTGACAAGTCCCGTGGCTGGCCTATTCCCCAGATCATGGGTGCTATGAACCAAGTTCTTGGTCGTCCATGTAAGGTAATCGCTACAGTGCGTCCAGTGCCTGACTGCATGGCTTCATTTGTCCGTGTAGCAAAGCCTGCTGATTTGGATGAGTTTATGTACTCAGGACAGTTAGCTGACCACCTGAAAGCCGCTTACCTGTCGTTAGAAGCAGGCTATGCCGCCATGCCAGAGAACTTCCTGTTTGTTGTGTATGACGATCTTTTGGCTAATCCCCGCGCTGAATTAGCCCGTATCCATAAGTTCTTGGAACTGCCTGAATACGACTACGACTTCTCTAATATTGATGGATCGTCAGTCAAAGAAGACGACGAGAACCTGCACGGCTACGCTGGTATGCACGATGTTAAACCAGTGTTGGCTAAGCAACATAACGATGTATCCAAAGACTTGTTAAAGCACCACTACAACCAGTTCTGCCAGCCAGAATTTTGGGATGGTGGTAGCCGCACGATGCCTGAGCTAGACGACCTTGATTTACAGGTAGCCGCAGGCAAAATGGGTGACTTTTCTGAAGGCTGGCGTTTGTCAGAAAAGCTTCATGCTGAGCGTCCAAACGATCACCGTGCAGCATATAACCGTTCATGGTACTTGCTTAAGCAGGGTCAGATTGGCGAAGGCTACAAGCAGATGGATCGCGGTCGTTACTGTGGGATTATCGGTGAGCGCCGCCCAGACACCCCTTCCCCTGAGTGGGACGGTAAGACCAAAGGGACTATACTCTTGTACTGTGACCACGGCTTGGGCGATCAGATTCACCAAGTGCGCTATGCCCGTGACTTAGTGGCTCGTGGTAATAAGGTTGTGGTCTGCTGTTCTGGCCCATTGGCTAGTCTGTTTGCAGACATTGAAGGCGTATCTGCTGTGGTTCAGGTTGGTGCTGAGTTTGGCGTGTTCCACGACTTCTGGTGCTACGGCATGACAGCCCCTAACTATCTCGGTTATGAGATGTCAGACCTGCGCGGTGATCCCTATATTACCAAGCCTACAACCATCAAAGGACGCAAGAAGCGCATCGGTATCCGCTGGCAAGGTAACTCAAAGTTTGAGGACGATCACAATAAACGCTTCCCCTACGAGTTGCTGTTCAATGCCATCAAAGATGCTGACGCAGAGTTCATCTCTTTACAGCGTGATGAGGGTGCAAGTGCTTGCCCAGTATGGGTAAAACAAGTACCATTAAACACATGGGCAGACACCCAAGCGGCGGTGGCAAGTTGTGATCTGGTGATCTCTTCTTGTACATCTGTCAGCCATTTGGCGGCGGCTATGGGTGTTGAGACTTGGGTAGTGATTCCAGTGATGGGCTACTACCTGTATGCACTTGATGGCGACAAAACACCTTACTACGACACCATGACTTTATTCAGGCAAGAAGTGTTTGGCGAATGGGAAGCTCCGTTTGAGAAGATCAAGGAACGCCTGACAGCTAATCGTGCCGCACTAAGGAGCGTTGCGTGAGCTTTAGATACATCGCAGGACTGTTAGGTAAATCACCTACCGTAGTTGGCCCTGTCGGTGGCGAGGGTGGTTCTGCTTCTGGTGCGTGGAATCTAGCCAGTCAAGCTAATTTAAAAGCTTTGGGGACATGGCCTCAGCCCTTTACATTAGGTCAACTTTGGTCGTGGGGCGGGGCGGCGCAAGGTCAAATAGGTTTAGGAAATTTAACTGATTATTCATCTCCTAAGCAAGTTGGAGCATTAGCTACTTGGCAAAATATTAGTTCTGCATGGGATACTACTGGTAGCGTTAAATCAGATGGAACATTATGGATGTGGGGTTGGAACGGTTCTGGTCAACTTGGTTTGGGTGTAAGTTACAGTTACTCATCACCTAAACAAGTTGGGTCACTGACTACTTGGCTTAATGTTTCATGTGGTAGATATTACACAGTAGCAATTAAAAAAGACGGAACAATTTACGCCGCAGGTGGTTCTTCAATTGGTTCCGGTCAAAACTTTAACCAAATTGGAGCATTAACTAATTGGGCTTTTATCAACGCAGTTAGTTATAGTGTTAGTGCAATTAAAACTGATGGATCATTGTGGACATGGGGTAAAAATGGTGAGGGACAATTAGGCAATGGTAATTCAACAAATAATTTCTCTCCTGTACAAGTTGGTACTTTAACTAATTGGTCACAAGTAGCCAATGGCGATCAACACACGCTTGCAGTTAAAACAGATGGTACTTTATGGTCGTGGGGCTACGGCCTATATGGTCAATTAGGTTTAGGTAACACCACCAAATATTCTTCACCAAAACAAGTTGGATCGGCAACTAATTGGTCATTTGTATCAGCAGGCACTAATATATCTTTTGCCATTAAAACTGATGGCACATTATGGTCATGGGGTTATTCAGGTTACATTCCCACTAACGGTTACACTCCTGCACAAGTTGGCGTTGTAACTAATTGGTTAACAGTTAATAGCAGTACAAATTCAGTGGTAGCAGTTACAACAAGCGGGGAATTGTATGCGTGGGGTGATGGAGGCAACGGGCAAAATGGTCAGGGCAATACCACCACGCAAGGTTCACCAAAACAAGTTGGCGTTCTAACCACATGGAAAAAAGCGGCCTCCGGTCGGAGATCTTCATTTGGTATTAAAACATCTTAATTTAAAGGAGTCTTAAATGACACATTATGTCCAAGTCATTGGAAACGAAATTAAACAAGTTTGGGACACACCTCCATCTGAAGGTGTTGGTAACAACGGCTGGCGTAACGCTGTCGAAGTTCGTCCTGCTATTCAAGCTGGTCGCCAAGGCTACACAGCCCACCGCTTTGACCTGAACACTGATCCAGTGCAGATCATCTGGGATACCTATGAGATCTCTGTGGCAGACCGCAAAGGTGGCATGAAGTCTAACGCTGGCTTTGAGTTCCAACAGGTTGTGAACCAACAGGCTCGTAATCCTGAGACTTTTGATGCCGCCGCCATTGAGACTGCTCGTCAGGCTATGGTTGCCAAGCAAGCCGCCATCGAAGCCTGCACTACGCACGACCAGTTAGACGCTATTTAAAGTTGTTGGTTAACTAATACAGCCAACAATTTTTTACATCCAGTGTAGTAACTGGTAGCATGATGCCTGTATCATCTAGTGCATTAATAAAGGATGGACATGAAGATCAATCTAGGCAGCGGCTACAAACGGATCGACGGGTTTCTCAATATTGATGATGACCCGTTGGTTGAGCCTGACTTTCTCTGTAATATTGAAAGCGACAAGCTTCCTTTAGATGATAACTCGGTTGATGAGATCCTTGCCCATCACATCCTAGAACACATTGGGGACGGTTTTATTCCCTTGATGAAAGAGCTACACCGTGTATGCAAGCATGGTGCTTTGCTCGACATTGTGGTTCCGCACCATTTCCACGATAACTTCTACGGAGATCCTACCCATAAGCGGCCTATCACGGTCAGTGGGATGTACATGTTTTCTAGGAAACATTGCGAAGAGCACCGTGACACTTACGGCTCAAGTTCTGGCATGGCGCTCAAGTACAACATGGACTTTGACATTGAGTCGTTTGACTTTGAGTACGACCCTTTTTATCACGGGCTGCTGGATATGATGAAGCAGAAGACCGAGAACGGCACGTTGACGCATGACGAGAATCAGATGTTCAGGCGTTTAATGAGGGAAGCGAACAATGTGGCGCTTCATACTTTAATCAAGATGAGGGCGGTGAAAGAATGAAAATCTTAATCATGGGCTTGCCCGGCGCAGGCAAAACCACTTTGGCTGAGGCTCTTGCACGGGAGCTACAGTGTGCTCATTTCAACGCTGATGAAATTCGTCGTGAGATTAACAAAGACCTTGGTTTTAGCATTGCTGACAGGCTAGAGCAAGCCCGTCGCATGGGAATCCTTTGTGACATTGTAAGCCGGCACGGTGCTTATGTCATTGCTGATTTTGTCTGTCCCACACCAGAAGCCCGTGAAGCGTTTAATGCTGACTTTACTGTTTGGGTAGACCGCATTCAGGAAGGTCGTTTTGAGGACACAAACAAATTATTTGTACCCCCAGAAAAGTACGATGCCCGTATTAACGGCCCTTGGGGAATGCAGTATTATGCTGAAGAACTGGCTCGTAGGATTGAGCCTAAACACCGACCATCTTTATACAGCGTAGGATGATCGTCTTCACCAATGGATGCTTTGATGTGCTCCACCGTGGGCACGTTGAGTATCTGGAGAAATCCAAAGCGTTGGGTGACAAGTTAATTGTAGGTTTAAATTCAGATGCGTCTGTACGGGAACTAAAGCCCGGCAGACCCATCAATAATCAAGATGACCGCATGGCTGTGCTGCTGGCGCTTCGCTGGGTAGATGAGGTTATCATCTTTGATGAACCTACACCGCTTAAGCTAATCAAACGGATTAATCCAGACATCATTACCAAAGGTGGTGACTACAGCCCGGACCAAGTTGTAGGGGCAAGAATTGCCAAACGAACAATTATCATTCCATTCCTAGACGGATATTCATCTACAAGGATTATCAATGAGGCTCAAGGGAATTGTAAAAAAGGGCTGGGGGTCGGAGCTAATCTGGGCTACCAACGATAAATACTGCGGGAAGTTAATGACTTTTCGGGGTGGTGCTAAGTTTTCTATGCACTTCCATACTGTTAAAGAAGAGACTTGGCTAGTCCAAAGCGGGTTGTTTAAGGTGATCTACATAGACACCAAAGATGCCAGCCGCCATGAAAAAGTTCTTAACATTGGGGACACATGGCACAACCCACCATTCATGCCGCACCAGCTTGTGTGTTTAGCGTCAGGTGCCATTATGGAAGTATCTACGGCTGATTCCGTAGAGGATAACTACCGAGTTGAGCCGGGGGACAGCCAATGCGTATCTTAGTAATTGGGGATGTCTGTATAGACGAGTATAGATACGGAGAAATCCGTAGGGTAAATCCAGAATCCACGGCACCGTTGCTGAATTTTCAAGACAGCGAAGAAAAGATGGGGATGGCGTTTAACGTGGCTCAGAACCTTAAAGCATTAGGAGCTAATGTCACCCTGTCCGTCAGTGAAGAACTATCCCGCAAGATCAGGTACATAGACCGCAGGACGGGAGAACATTTACTTAGGGTAGACCATGATGTACAAGCCAAACCATATAAAACCGGCAGTAAGTACTTTTTTGATGCCATAGTTATCTCTGACTATGATAAGGGTTTTGTAACCAACGATGTTATTTGGAAGCTGCGACAGAAGTTTGTTGGACCTATTTATATGGATACTAAAAAGAAGAACTTGGCTGACTTTCCCGGCATCTATATCAAAATTAACCAGCGGGAACTGTACGAATCTACGTCTATCCCAGAACCAAACAAGTTAATTGTTACCTATGGGGCTAAAGGATGCGGATATAAAGAAACACTCTACCCGGCTAAGGTGATAGAAGTTGTGGATGTATGTGGAGCGGGGGATGTATTCCTAGCGGCTATGGTGTACAAACATTTAGAAACTGGGGACATGAACATAGCTTTGCCGTTTGCCAATGAAAAGGCAGCATTGTCTTGCCAAAGCATTGGTGCTGTATGCGTATCTTAATTACTGGGTATAAAGGATTCATTGGCCAGAACATGGTCAAAGCTTTTGCAGATCACGATTTAGATCTGTGCGAATGGGGTGATGAATATTCCCTCTATGGAATAGATAGGGTCATCCATCTAGGGGCTATATCTGATACACGGTGTAATGACTGGATAGCCCTACGTAAACAGAATGTAGGGTATACCATTACTTTAATGGAACGATGCCAGAAGTACGGGATACCCATCCAGCTAGCTTCTTCAGCTTCAGTATACGGCCCAAACAATACAACATTTAAAGAGACTGACCCTATAGCGCCTGCTAATTTATATGCAGAATCTAAAGCCCTGATTGAGCAGTACTTCCATGAGATGCGGCCTGTTTCGCCAGTACAGATTTTTAGGTACTTTAATGTCTATGGCCCACATGAAGATCACAAGGGGGATCAGGCTTCACCGTTTCATAAGTTCCGCGAGCAGGCAAAGACAGGAACAATTAAAATATTTGAAGGTTCAGAAAACTTTAAACGTGACTTTATTCATGTAGATGAGGTTATAAAAGTTCACAGAAAACTTTTAAGTTTTCTAGGTTTTGGTATTTGGAATGTAGGAACTGGAAAAACAATGTCTTTTCTGGACGTTGCACGCTTGGCAGCAGATGAATTTTCAGCGAAAATAGAAACAATTCCAATGCCTATATTGGGTGGGTATCAAATGTATACGTGTGCTGACATGACCAAATTGAACAGGACGCTGAAATGAAGGGCATCCATGCGCTGGCTCATTCTGTTACTGCTGTTAGGGCTAGTTGGTGCCGTAGCCAAGAGTGGTTGCCATGTACGCGAGTTCTATGGAATTGGCTACACCATCCACAACCCATCCGAGCGCCATCAGCAAATGATTCAGTGGCTCAAAAACAATGCGCAATACTGCAAGTCCAGCGACTATGTGGTTATCTGGAACAATTTGGCAGAGTGGGCGGGTACAGCCGACTCAGCAGAAACTAGAAGTTTAATTATTCATGGATACAAGGACGCGCTTGAACGGGAAAAGAAATGATTCCGCCCTTATACAAGTGGTATCCGATGGTTCAACCCGGAGGAGAACCTAATAGAACAGATGCGCTTGAACGCAGGGCTGAAAAACTGACTGAAGATTACAAACAAGCGCTGAAGATGAAGAAGATGGACATTAAAATTGATGATCTTGAGTTTGAGTTGTATGTGAAGAAAGCAGAACGCAATCAACTTAGCCTCGAGATTTTTACCAACCGCAAAGTGGACATACTGGCATAACATGGTTACAAAGAAACCCCCAGCTAAGGTAGCTCCTGTCAAGCGGCGTACACCCAAGCCCAAGATAGAAGTCATTGTTGCGCCAGCCCCTGCCAAACCAGAGGTTAAAAAAGACGACAGTACCATTGGCAAGGTCATTGGTTTGATTGAGTGGGTGGACAATCCGTTTAAATTATTCACGGTCATCCTGCTGTCGTTCCTGTTCTTTGCTGGTTACTTTGCGTGGGATTCCCGTACAGTCATTTTGAATGCCATCACAAGCTCAAGCCACCAGCCCCAGCTTAAAGAGATCAAGGTTTTGGAGCACGTTGCTGAGAGGCTAAAGAAAGACTTGGAAGCCGAGACGGTGTTGGTTCACAAGGTGGCTTTGGTAGTTAACAGCAGGACTACGCTACTTGCGTATGGCCCAAAGGGACGGGAAACTGCCCTAGACGGCTACAACTCCACCCTGTTTGGAAAAGATGCCGCCCGTAATTCCGCAGTGATTGCCATGATGAACGGCGAAGTTTATTGCGATAAGCTGGTAGCCTCTGGTAAAACATCCGAGTGGGAAGAAAAGCAGGGCGTAGGATTTATCTGCCGTGGCTCTATTCCGCCTGAAATGGGTGCGTTTGAAGGTTATATTTCTGTTGGATTTACCAAGGAACCGCAAGACCTTGGCGCTGTAAAAACCCGTATTAACCTAGCCGCTACTGAGATGGCTAAATAAGGAGTAACCATGCTTGATATTTTATCTGGGGGCCTAATGGGTTCCATCTTTGGCGGCATCTTCCGTATGGCCCCCGAGGTACTCAAGTTCTTTGACAAGAAGAATGAGCGCCAGCACGAACTCAATATGTTTGCCCGTCAGTGCGAACTGGAAACTCTGCGTGGCCAGCAAAAGTTAGCCGAGATTGGCGCGCAGCGGGAAGCCGCTATGGACGTAGGCGTAATGGATGCGTTCAATAATGCCATCACCCAACAGGCCGAAATGGTCAAAGCCGCAGGTGGTTGGGTGGCTAGTCTGTCAGCTTCCGTCCGTCCAGTAGTCACATACTGGGTATTATTTGTATGGTCATTTATTCATGTATGGTTTGCATGGAACGCATGGCTTGCCGGTGCGCCAGCCGTAGAAGTATTTAAGACCATGATGACACCTGACTTCTCGGCCTTGTTATCTGGGACAATTAACTATTGGTTCCTTGACCGTACTCTGAAGCAGCGTGGAATATGAACCTAGAGTTAGCCGCCGCTCTGTGCCGTCAGTTTGAGGGCTACCGCGCCAAGCCGTATTTATGTCCGGCAGGCGTGGCTACGATTGGCTACGGTTCTACCTACTACGCAGATAAACGCAAGGTAACTTTAGAAGACCCACCGATGGATGAACCCACGGCTAGGGCGCTTTTAATGATTGAACTTGAGCATACGTATTTACCCGGTGTTCTGCGTAACTGCCCCGGCCTGATTACTGACGTTCGTAAGTGCAATGCCATTGTAGATTTCTGCTACAACCTTGGTACGGGACGCTTGCAAACAAGCACGTTAAAGAGGAAAATCAATGCCAATGATTGGGAAGGGGCAAAAGAACAACTAATGCTCTGGACTAAGGGTGGCGGCAAGGTTTTGCCGGGCTTGTTAAAACGCCGCACGGCTGAGTGCGCCTTACTGGATTGACCAATGACACTCAAAAAACTTCAGCTTAAAGCTGGTGTCAACAAAGAGAACACTCGTTATTTTAACGAGTCGGGTTGGTACGACTGCGATAAGGTGCGTTTTCGTCAGGGTACACCAGAGAAGATTGGTGGCTGGTCACAGTATTCCAACTTTACATTTTTAGGTATTTGCCGTTCACTGTGGAACTGGGTGACGTTAGCTGGTGAAAGTCTTATCAGTGCTGGAACAAGTGTAAAGTTTTACATTAACCAAGGTGGTTTGTACTACGACATTACGCCAATTCGTAAAAGGGTCAGTCCCATGTTGGGACTATCTGGCACGGGTAATCCATTTACTGCGGTATCTGGATCTAAGATTGTCACGGTTTATGATGCATCGCACGGCTGTACATCTAACTCTTATGTGACGTTTAATGGTGCTACAGGACTTGGCGGAAATATTACTGCTACGATATTAAATCAAGAGTATCAAGTTTCTGTACTAGATTTAAACACGTACACCATTACAACCACTGCAACAGCTACGGCTGCTGATGCTTCTGGATCTCCGGGCGGCGGTGCCAATGCCGTTGCTACGTACCAGATTAACGTGGCCACAGATGTACAAACACCGTTTACAGGATGGGGTGGTGGTGGCTGGGGTATTGGTGCATGGGGTACTAACAAAATTGCTGGTGCTCCAATCCAACTTTGGTCACAGTCTAACTTTGGTGAAGACCTAATCTTTGCTCCATTAGGTGGTGCTATTTACTATTGGAACGCCAATGTTGGATTACCGGGGCAAGATTTTACAGTTACTATTGCCGTTCCCGGCGTTTTGACGTTTGCTTCTGCTCATGGTCTTGTAGTGGGAGATGCGCTTCAATTGGTTACAACTGGGGCTTTGCCTACTGGATTGTTACCTAATACTACTTATTACGTTACAGCCACATCGTTTACAACCACAACAATTACTTTGTCTGCTACCTATGGCGGTGGAGCAATTACCACAACTGGTAGCCAATCCGGTACGCAATCATTATCTGTACGGGGCATTCCTTTAGCATCTTTAGGTGGTGCTTCTAATGTTCCGACCGTTCAGAATTTAATTTACGTATCAGATACCAGCCGATTTGTTTTTGCATTTGGCTGCAATCAATCGGGAGAAACAATTCAAGATCCTATGCTAATTCGTTGGTCTGACCAAGAGTCGGCTATTGATTGGACACCATCTGCTACTAACCAAGCTGGATTTGTAAGGTTATCTCACGGCTCTAAAATTGTTGCAGCCATCCAGACCCGTCAGGAGATTGTGGTTTGGACTGATTCTGCGGT